TTTGTCTGTTAGATTTGGTGTCCATAGTTCTAATGAGCCGCCATCTGTTGGTTGTAAATTAGGAGTTAGATACACAACAACTGTATATTCATTACCAGCCCAAGCATTAACTTTAAATTCACAACTCTCGTTAATATTAATACTATGTGATAGTAACTGAACGCCCGGATTAACTTTGGCCCAAATCTCTTGAATCCATTCGTGTTTTATTTCAGAACCTAAACCATTAGGAAAATCATTTCCTTCGTTAAGTTTAATGTCTAAAGCGATGTCATAATAGTTTTGAATTTCTTCTGGTGTAAAGATATCATCTGCACTATTAAACATTCTAGTCCAATCGGCGCCAGTCAATACTGATGTGTCAAAGCTATATTCTTCATCAGTTCTTGGACTTGTTATTACGAATTTAGTGCCTTCTTCTAACTCATCCACATTACCAATAACATTACCAAAAGCATCTCTTTTAAGATTTGGAGTGTCATCATAAACTTGACTAATCATATTACCAATATCATCATACTCTGCTCTTGGGTCTTTATAAGTAGCATCTGTATCTATTATAACTTCTTCTTTTGCCATGTCATCTCCTTTTGGTTTAACATCAAATGCTAGAACAATACGCTCTTCATCTGACTCAAACGGAATTGTATAATGAAGTAAAGAGGCAGGAAAAAGACAAAGACTTCCGGTTACCACATCTATACTTTTTTTATTAGTTTCATCTTCATCATCTATACAGACCACAAGATTGCCACTATCAGCTGTTTTCTTTTTAGGTACGTTTATATAGATACTGCCACTCAACCAACCATATTCGTGCATATGAGGTTTTATTGAACCACCACTTTTCATACTTATCAACCAACCGTTAAGAGTATATTCTTCTGGCCAGTTCTTTAAAAAACCTTCTTTACTATCTTTAAACTTATGACGATATTTTTCTACCTCAGTTTCAATAATCTTTTGAAGTACAAATGTATCAACAGACTCATCTTCAAATATATTGCCATCAGTTTGAAAAGAATTTGTTAGAAGACCTTGTTGTTTAGAAGGAGTAGTATCATCTTTTAAAAAATCTTTTAAAGGTTTAGTAAAGGTATCTAATTCATATTGCTCAGTTAAATCGGCCTTTAAAACATAATTAAGTGGCTCATTACAAAATGGATTTTGTCTATCATGACCATATCTAAATTTACAACGAGAAACAAATGACCCAACATTAGAATTATTTTCACCTCGTTTTATCATTTTATCTAATAGAGTTTCTAATTCAGATTCTAAGTTTCTATCATACATGGTTTTCAACACCATGTTATCATTGTTTTTAGAACAAGAATCGCAAAGTTGAACCTGTGTCGACCCTACTTTACCAACATAAGTTATTTCTTTATCAAATATGGATGGTTTTTTACATACAGAACAATCAAATTCAAGTTCTGGTATTAAATCTTCACTCACTTTCAATCTCCATATTTTCTTCAAACTGTTTAACATGGTCGTTAAACATTTCTTCTTCATATAATATAATAGTAATCAAACTATATATGGCCATATCCATTAAGGTGTCTTTGATACTTTCTTCTTTGAACTTAAAATCACCTTTTTTAATAAAGTTACTTATACGAGCATACTTATCGCCCATACGAATGACTGAGCCTTTCCATGGCGATATACCTGCCATTTCAGACAATCTGAAGTTAGCAAATATATCGTCATTACCATAGTCGTGGCGTTTGTCATCATGTAATTGTTTGATTACATCTAAGATTTCATTGAATCTTTCGCCTTGACTATTTTTACTCATCTTCGCCGACATCAGCAGCTTCAACAGTTTCTTCAGCATCATCACCAGGTAAGTTGTCTTTGATATTTTTACTGTGATGTGCGATTAGAATTTGATGATTCAAAATCTCTGACTGTAGTTTTTGAATTGTTGCAGTTGAAGATTGTACTTGCACAATAGAGTTTTTAACCTCTGGCGTCAAAGTAGTTTCATCATATTCTGTATTGTCAATTGTTATTGCCATTTTTTTCTCCTGTGTTATATTTTAAAATCAGAGTACTCACCAAGTTTCTTACTAAGAGTTGAGGTGAATTTCTCATAAGTTGCCTTTGTGTCAATTTGACCACTATCAACTAGGTCGGTCTGAGCGTGTTGTTCTACATCATACAACTTCATCTTAGACCTATCAACGCCAATGATAAACTTTCGATTTATCGTTGGGTCATTATATCGATTCTTCAATTGTTTAACCATTATCTGATTCTTTTCTTCTAGTTCCTCAGATGAGATTAAAGCAAACATAAAGTCTGCCGTTGCTGGCAAGCCAAATGATTCTGAAGTATCTTCAAGACCAACATCACTACTCACAAAACCACTTCTTGTAGTTTGTGTTGCAGAGAATATTGGAATATCATGTTCGACTGCAAGGCCTCTTAGTTCTTCTGCGATAGCCTTGATATATGTATATGAGTTTACATTAGCGCCAGCCTTGAATCTTGACGAAGCACAAATGTTTAGATAATCAATAAAAACTATATCTGGTTTGAAAGACTTCTTCAACGCAAGTTCACTCAATAAGTTTTTGAAATGTGCAACAGAAGCTGAAGCAGTTGGATATTCTTTTACAATTAATTGACCAGATGTTTTCTTTTGTAATTTGTTAATCTTTGTTTCATACATCTTATATGGTAGTTCTTCTAAATCACTCATACCAACATTCAATAAATTAGCATCAATTCTTTCAGCGATTCTTTCTTCAGCCATTTCCATTGTAATATACAATACATTTTTACCTTGTAACAATGTTGATGAGGCAAGGTGAGTCATAAACATGGTCTTACCGACACCGGTGCCTGCAAGACATATATTCAAAGTCTTAGATGGAATACCACCTCGTGTAATTTTATTGAAGAATTCTAAATCTAATTCAAGGCGTTCTTCTTTTCGATTATAATATTCATATCGTTCTTTTGATTCAAGTAGATAATCGTGACCGACTTTCTGGTCAAATGAAACTGATAATGCCTCTGACAACATCTCTGGCAAATATTCTGCTGTATGTTCTTTATCTTTGCCATCAAGTATTTGAATACCACCTAGAATTGCATTATGAATAGCACGGTCTTTACAAAAAACTTCTGTAGTTTCAACTAGCCAGTCAATATTAATAGGCTCTGGATTCAATGAAGAAATGATTTCAGTTATCTTTTTATATTCATCTTCGTTAATACTTTTGTTCGTATTTATTTCAATAGACAAAGATTCTTTTGTTGGTAGATTATTATACTTGTTTACAAATTTGTAGATTTCAGAGAATATTAACTTCTCTAATCTATCTGTAAAGTATTCTTCTTTGATAAATGGTAATACCTTTCGACAATATTCTTCGTTATGGATTAGATTTCTAATCGCAGTCGTTTCAATTCTTTCCATCAAGTATATTCTCTTATATTAATGTTATATTATACATTACTTATCATCTAGTGTCAAGCCTAATTCTTCTCTTTCTCTCATCTGGTCTTCCAATAGAACGACCAGAATATCACCAATGTGATTGATAAATTCTTGACCGTCTGTGTCGGCTTCTATTTTATTTTCTATAACTGTATAATCAAACACCATTGGTAATGCGCCATTGATTGCTTCGGACTCGGGTCTGAATCCTACATTACCATATTTGTAAACTATACCACCAAACGGACCACTAATGAGTTTAAGTCCTGTAAAGTCCTCTCCAGGTTTCTCTACAAAAACATAATCATCATTTTGTTTTGGATTTGTGGTCTTATGTATCGGCGGTATCTTCGGTGATTTCTTCGACTTCTTCAATGTGGTCTCCATACTTAAATTCTTTTGCACAAACGGCATCTAGTTGTTCTAGTATTTCAGGTGTATAGAACTTTTCTGGATTATTATTTATAGTCTTGCCAAAAGTCTTAGTGCCATCTGGCAACTCAACTCTTGTAGAAACTGATTTGAATATACCATATTTCAATGCCAGTTCTAATAAGCCATAGTGTCTATCTAAGCCTTTGTCGTAAGTCAATCGAACATCAACCATTTTATTTTCTTTGGTCAATCTTGACTTATGATTCTTACAATGAATAATGTTACCGATTACTTCGGTGCCATTCTTTTCTTTGCGTTTAGAAAGATAGACAATGCTACTAGCGGCATATTTTAATCCTGACCCACCACCCATTTCTTTTTGTGGAAACATACTGCCTACCACATCATAGGTATGATTAGTTATAATAAGG